GCTGCCCGCCTGCCGGGTGCCACTGCCCTTCCGGCCACCTACGTTTCGCCGGTCATGCTGATTAACCGCATGGGTCGTATGCTCGACCAGCAGAACGTGGACAAGGACGGTCGCTGGCTGGTGATCGATCCGATCATGATGGAAATCCTGATGGACGAAGATTCGCGTTTCCTGAACGCTGACTTCGGCGACTCGGGCGCTCTCCGGAATGGTCTGGTTCTGCCGAAGTGGAACGGCTTCCGCGTCTACGTGTCGAACAACCTACCGAAGGCTGGCAATGGCCCCGGTGATGTTGACGACTCGGCCCAGTCGGATGACTTTGGTGTCATCGTTGCTGGTCATGACTCGGCTGTTGCTACCGCTGAGCAGATCAACAAGACCGAAACGTATCGCGACCCGGATTCGTTCGCGGACATCGTGCGCGGCATGCATCTCTATGGTCGGAAGATTCTCCGTCCTGAAGCGATCACGACCGCTCGCTACAACTTGGCGTAATGTAAGCCCTGTTGGTGCCCATGAAGCTAACTAAACTCCCCGCAGATCATGCTGCAAGAAAAGCAAAAGCTTGCAGGATTTGCGGGGAGTTCCTCCCACCAGAGCAGTTTCCGGTATGGAAATCCGAAAATTCTTACGCAGGATACCAGAGTGGAAATGCTTGCAAGGAGTGCGAAAAGTTAAGGAGACTTAAGGGACTTCTTAAAAATAAGTACAACTTGGAGTGGGAAGACTACCTGCGCATGGTTGATGAACAAGACAATAAGTGTAAGTTGTGTGGTGACCCACCTGACAACAAACACGGCAGGCTTGTAGTAGACCACTGCCATCACACCGGAAAAGTAAGGGGTTTGTTGTGTATAGGATGTAACCTATACCTTTCAAAAATCGAAGCTTGTCCGGATTACCTTCAACGGGTACTAAAATACTTAGAGCCTAATAGTAAAGGAGACTAAATCATGGCTACTGTTACTACTCTGGCTGGTGGCGCGGGTGCTTACTCGACTGCTGGTCGTACCCCGATGGTTGCTGACGTGATCATCGACTTCGCTGCTGCCGCGACTGCCAAGGGTTCGGCCCTTGCTGCTGCGGACATCATCGAAGCTGTCAACATCCCTGCCGGTTCGGTCGTTCTGACGGCTGGCATGGAAGTCATCACCGCTCTTGCCGGTGAGTCGGCGGATACCCGTCTGCTCCTCGGCGTTACCGGTGGTGACGTGGATGCCTTCGTTGCTTCGTGGGATGCCACGGCTGCGACGGCTGGCACCTACGCCCCGGCTGCTGCCACGGTTCCGGTGGTCTTTGGTTCGGCTGATACCATTGACATCGAAATCGATGCGGCTACCACGGCTCCGACCGGTGGTAAGGTTCGCGTTTACGCGGTCTTTGTCCCGATTGATGGCCGTGCGATGGAAGCTGACGAAGTCGTTCGCGACCAACTTGCCTAAGTGAAATGCTGGGGCTGGCTCATAGTGGTCAGCCCCAGTGTGCTTAAAACAGAGGATTTGATATGGCTGCAGACGCATGGAAGGTTTATGGGGAAGCTGTCGAAGCTATCGCCGAAGGTGGCATTGACTTGGATACCGACAATTTCCGTATGGCCCTTGTCACTGCAGGCTATACCCCCAACCAATCCACTCACTCAACTTGGTCTAGTGTTTCTGCTAACGAAACGTCTGGCACTAACTACACCGCTGGCGGAAAACCGATCACGGTAGCCAGTTCTGCAAATAGCGGACTTGTCTACACTTGGGACATTGACGATGTTAGCTGGCCTTCTTCCACGGTTACGGCAAAGTATGCCGTGATTGTCCGGAGTGCAAACGGAACTGACCTGCAGTCTACAGACCTGCTGGTTTGCTACTCTGATCTGGAGAACAGTGGTGGTTCTCTTTCTACTACGAACGGCACTTTTGCTGTGTCTATTAACGAGTCTGGCGTGTTTACCATTACAGCCTCCTAACAAGAAAGGAAATAAAATGGTAGCTGTTAGCGGCCCTAAGGCCAAAGTTGAAATGTATGGACTTGTGAGAGATAAGAACGGAAACCCGAGGGTTGATGGTAATCCCGACGACCTTCCCCAACAAATCAAAGACATGCTAACGCCCGAAGACTGGGCTTATCTGAAAGGAAAGACCAATGCCGATTCTTGAAACGAACGCTCGTGATGCAGCTTGCAACGCGATTGTAGACCTTATTGACAGCGGTGGGGCCGGTACGCTGGTTTTCGAAACGTCCGCTGATGCTGCGGTTGCGACCATCAACCTCAATGCGACTGCCTTTGGTGCCTCTTCGACTGGCACCGCCACCCTTGCGGGTACTCCCCTGTCGGATACCAACGCCAACGCTGGCACTGTTGCCCAAGCCTCCTTCTACAATGGCTCGGCTGCTAAAGTTATGGAATGCACCGTTTCGACCTCTGGTGCTGACATCAACCTCTCGTCTCTTTCGGTTGGCGCGGGGGACACCGTTACTGTTTCGTCGCTGACCGTCACCGTTCCTGCTTCGTAATGGAGGTAAACAATGGCACTTTCTAAATTTCCTGCGGCGTTCAACTCTGTAACTGATGGCTTGCTTATCGCTGCTGAACAAGCTCGCACTATTCGGGATGGCACTGGCGATCTTCGTTGGTCGTCCATTGTCAACTTGATCCGCACTCTCGGTCAGCTTGAAGCTAACTACGAGATTGCAAAGGTTGAGGCTCAAAAACAGCTTACTGCTGCCCAAACCTACGTTGCTGACCTTGGTGGCCCCGCTACCCTTACTGAGTTCAACACTCTGATGTCGAACGTGGTTACTGCAAAGCAAGCTATGCTGAATGGCCTTGATACCATCCTTACTGGCTTGGACGGCACCAACTTCTATGTTCAGAAGACCCTCAGCATCGGTGGCCATAACGTCACCTTGATGGAACAGCAAGACTTTATCCCCACTGCGACTTCTGACACTATTCGCGCCTCGGCACTGATCGCCAATCTGATCACGGACCTCGAAACGCTGGGGGCGTAAGCCATGCCCCAAGCAGTCGTCGCTTCCCACAACGCTGACAGCACAGTTCCCAGCGTCTCCTATGATGGGAAGACGGGGACTGCGTATATTTTTAACCAAAGCCAAGCCACCGGGATTACTTTTAGTTCCGGTGGCGAAGTCCACTACCTAGTCGTCGCCGGCGGTGGCTCTGGCGGGAACAGCCGGTTTGGGTTTGGTGGCGGCGGTGGCGGCGCGGGTGGTCTTTTGGAGAGCACCGCGACGGTCACGACCGCATCTGCGCTGTCCGTTACGGTCGGCAGTGGCGGCGCTGGCGTAGGCACCTCGCCCTCTATGGGCAATGACGGCTCCGACAGTTCAATCAGCGGCGCGGGCATCACAACCGTCACAGCCATCGGCGGCGGTGGCGGCGGCAACTATACGAACATCGGCAACACCGGCGGGTCTGGCGGCGGCAGCGGTGGGGAGAACACTACAGCCGGCGGCTCGGGGACATCGGGTCAAGGTTATGATGGCGGCTACTCTCTGGACGGACGAGGTGCGGGCGGTGGCGGCGGCGCGTCTGAAGTCGGCGCGAATGGTGATCACGCTACGGCCTTGGGCGATGGCGGCGATGGCCTGCAAAGCAGCATCACGGGCACCGCGACCTATTACGCTGGTGGCGGCGGTGCTGGTCATTTTTTCGGCACGGTAAATATTGCCAACGAGATCTACACGCAGGGCGGCCTCGGCGGTGGCGGCGCTGGGGGATACAATTCCATCGACGGAACCGGTGGCTCTGCCAGCACGGGTGGCGGTGGCGGCGGTTTTTGCGACAACGGCACGGCAGGAAACAGCGGCTCGGGCGGTTCCGGCATCGTCGTCATCTTTGTGGAAGACCCCCCGACGCCCGCAGTCGTCGCTTCCCACAACGCTGACAGCACGGTTACCAACGCCACTTACGGCGCGATGACGGGCACGGCGTACATCTTCACGCAGTCGCAGGCGTCGGGCATCACCTTCTCGTCGGGCGGGGACATCTACTACCTCGTCGTCGCGGGTGGTGGCGCTGGTGGTTTTGAAGAATGGAACCGACAAGGACCGGGGGGTGGCGCTGGTGGTCTTCTGGAAAGCAGCGCCACGGTAACAACCGCCTCCGCGCTGGCCGTTACGGTGGGCGCTGGAGGTACGGCTGGTGATGCTATCAATGACACCACTGGCACTAGCGGTTCTTCTTCCAGCATCAGTGGTGCCGGGCTATCCACTATTTCTGCCGATGGCGGCGGTCATGGTTATAGCAGCGTGGCGGGCTGGCCCCCGGTAGACTCTGCAGACGGCGGCTCTGGTGGTGGCGGCGGGCCGGGCACTTACCCCACGGACAGTGGTACACTTCCCGGCTCTGGCACCTCCGGTCAAGGTCACGATGGTGCTATTGGCGGCAATAAAGCCACATCGGGTCTTCAGGCCCATATGGCGGGTGGTGGCGGTGGCGCTGGCGGGACACCAAGCCTTGCGTCTGACGAGATCACAGAAGGTAACCCCGGTGGTGACGGTATCCAGTCATCCATCTCTGGCACGGCCACCTACTACGCCGGTGGTGGTGGTGGCTCTGCTTGGTATGGGTATAGTGACGGGGACAACACTGCCAACGGGGGGTTTGGTGGCCCCGGTGGCCTTGGTGGTGGTGGTAAGGGTGCTGACCAAGGTATTAACGACGCTGACGGCAATGAAGACAGACCGGGCGACGGTGTTCCGAACACTGGCGGCGGCGGCGGCGGTCTAACTGGCGGGGATGGCAACCCGCAGATTGGCGCTAGCGGTGGTTCCGGCATTGTCATCATCTTCGTGGAAGACTCTGCTACTGAGCATACTGCCACGGACGGCTCTTCTTCTTTTGCTGCTGTCACTGTCTCCGGTAGTGCAGAGCGCTCTATTAACACAGAAAGCGGGATCGTATCCCTTACTCCAGTCACTGTTTCTGGCACTGCGGAGCGTGTACTCACGGCTTCCGGTGCCTTTTCTTTTGCGGGTATTACAACCCAAGCTACTGCCGGTCTTGGTCAGCTTGCCTATCTTCGCCCCAATGCAGACACCACTGTGGGTTCTTGGACGACCAACACTGGTGCGACGACCAACCTGTTTGAAGCTATCGATGAGGTGAGTGCGAACGACTCTGATTATATCCAGAGTGAAGCCTCTCCTTCTGCAAGCGTGACGAAGATTGCGCTTAGCAATCCTGCTACCAACGTCCAAACCGATATGCCCCACAGGATCAGGTATCGTTACAGGAAGGCAACGAATGACTCCACGGTAAATCTCACCGTGAGGTTGATCCAAGGTGCCTCTACGACTATTGCTACGTGGACTCACAACAACATCTCCACTACCATTGCGGAAAGTGAACAAACGCTTACTGCACCTCAGGTAGCAAGCATCACGGACTATGATGATCTACACATAGAGTTTGAAGCGGATGAGGTCTGATGGCTGTTCTTGGCGAATGGAGGGGCGGTACAACTAGTCTCCTGCCCACTACGTCTTGGGCAGCACCAAACGGTTTGTTTTCTGGTACAGCTACTAGAAACGATAGCGCTGCTTACTCTTTCAACTCCTCTACCTCCACTTTAACCCTTCCGTCCAGTGACTTGGCAGATGGGTATCTTGTTATTGGTGCATACGAGTTTGAGGACGCCAGCAGTGGCCGTCACAACCCGGTAGCCAGATTTGAACAAACCGGGGGAACGGGTACTTTTGTTTCTGGGGTCTCCAGTGGCTACAACCGAGATGCTTCAGAAGATAGAGCCTATGTCCGTACTTGGGCATTTATCGACAACCCCTCTGCCTCTGCTACAATTCAATTCCAGTGGAGAAGGGACTCGGATTCTCCCACCGGTGGAACGGTAAGGTCTCAACTCCAAGTTATCCCTCTTTACTACTCCAACCACGGCATTTATAGCAGCACTGACGCTACTGTGGCTGGTGGCACAACGCCCAACACTATTACATCTTGGACTACCGAAGACCAGAGCAACACCGCTGCGATTGAGATTTCTTCTGGCGTTGTCACCATCAAAGGGGACAACAAAAGGTACCTTGTGCTTGGTAGCCAGTGGTGGCATACTTCCTTTGGCTCAAGAACCCAGCGTTGGCATGGTCTTGCCGTTGGGGGGTCTCTTGAAAATGACGTTCGTGCTTACAGCTATGTCAGAGACTCTTCCAACAGCATGGCTGGTGATATGTACACCACCATTGTTGAGACATCTACTGCTGATCTGGCTCTTTCTAATGTCGTCTTTACTGGGGAAGCTCTCGGGACTTGGCCGCAGACTGGTGCCGACTCTGACGTTGGAACCGGCTCTACGGAAGCCCAGCACTCGTTTGTTGTTCTTGAGCTTAACGACAGTGCAGAGGTTTTTAGGTCTGTAAGTAATACTCAACAAGATATTGATACTGCTGGCGCTAGGGTTGATATTCAAGTTGCTGACGTTGTTGACTTTAACGATAGCTCTAGCTTCACCAAAACTTCCAATACCGCTATCAACCTTGAAACCGATGCAGATGTTCTCCTCGGTGCTAACGTTAGTGGTGGTTATGCCTCCAGCAGTGGTGCCCGCTACACTGGTTACGCAGAGTTCACAGTCAACGGCACGGGTGAAACTTACTCCGTTGCCGGTGATTACAGTCGCGGTGACCAAGGTACAACTGATACTTGGGGTTGGTCTGCCAACCTAATGAGCTTTGTTGCCGGTAGCACCGGTGATGACCTTGGCGTTGATGCTGGCAAAATCTCTGGCGGTGAGGGTGGCACAGTTGATACCATTGCCGGTTGGACTGGCTTTTGGGGCATCAATCTTGACACCCTTACGGCCACTACAACCGAGCACACTGCTACGGATGGTTCTTCTTCCTTCTCTGCGGTAACTGTTTCCGGTGCAGCAGAAAGAAGCATCACTAGCAGCAGCGCAAGTATAGTCGCTTCTTCTGCCGAAGTTAGTGGCTCTGCTGATAAAGTCGCCCCCAACAGGGCTATTGTAACTTGGGTAGAGTTTAGCTACTGGCCAGAGGCTAGCCTTGAGCATGAAGCTACCGGTTCTATTACTACAGCAGCTACAACTGCCTCTGGTAGTGGCTCTCGTGCCATTACTGGCTCCGGAGCTATTACCATTACCCCAGTCGAGATTGGTGGTGAAGCAGAAAACGAGGTCGTTGGCGAGGGTTCTGTTGACCTGCCTACGGCCCAAGTTGTTGGTGTTGCTGAAAGGCAGCTAACGTCTTCTGGGGACATGACTACCGGACCACCGACTGTTACGGGGTCTGCGGAAAGAGTCATTACTGGGTCTGGTGCTATTACCACTGGAGCCGTTCAGGTTGTGGGCACTCTTGGCAAAGCTGCCTCGGGTGCTATTTCCGTTTCTCCCGTTACCGTTAGTGGTGAGAGTGAGGTTAGCAGGGTTGCAAGTGGTGCTGTCAGCATTGCCCCTGTTGCAACTAACGGTTTGGCAGAAAAAGAAGTTGTTAGTGAAAGCGCTAACATTACTCTTGGCGCGGTCACTATTGACTCTCTTGTTAGCACTGCCGGAGAGGTTACTTCTTCTGGCAACATCACCACCGGAGCTATTACTGCCTCCGGTTCTGCTGAACGTGAAGTAACCTCTACTGCAAGTATTGTTACCCCTGTCACAGAGGTTAGTGGCTCTGCATCCAAGGGTCAGGTTATCTCTGACTCGATTACCACTTCTCCTGTCACCGTTTCTGGTTCTGGTAACAAGGGAGTTGTTGGCTCTGGTGTCATTACGATTTCTCCTGTTACTGCTTCCGGTAGTGCAGAAAGGGAAATCAAGACTACAAGTGCTGACGTAACAATCTCCCCTGTCACCACTTCTGGTTCAGCCACCAAGGGTGCAGCCAACAGGGCTATTGTCACTTGGGTTGAGTTCCAGATTGTCGCTGAACCGGCCATCATTGCCGATGGTGACGTTGCGATTACCCCTGTCACTGTCTCCGGTAGTGCAGGAAAAGAAGTCTTTGGTATTGGTGCAATTACCACCCCTGCCACTGAAGTCTCCAGTGTTGCTGAGAGGGCTGCAACAGCCTCTGGTGATATCACGATCCCTGCTGTTACCGCTTCTGGTAATGGTAAGAAGTCGGTGTTTGCAACAGGTGATGTGTCCATTACCCCCGTTGAGGTAGACGGTGCTGGTGATATCTTCTTCAACACCATTGTCCCTGTTGATGCTGGAGCAATTACTGTTGTTGGTTATGCTCCCCAAAGCAGATTTGGGGCAGGAGAAGAGGTGCCAGTTGGTGGTGTTACCTTCTCTGGCTTTGCTCCTGTTGGTGGACCCCTGCCTACACCAGCCCCTGCAGAGATTATTTTGCAGGGATTTGCCCCCGAAATGTCGATTGGACTTGACATTTCGATAAATTTGAGTATAATTAGTCTTACCGGAATTGCACCAGTCTCTGGGGCATTTAATGTCGGTTCGCTCAATCCAGAAGCACAAGTCCTTGTAGATTTCGAGCACCGCGTGATTCACGTTGAGGCCCCGGAGTCAAACGTGGTTCAACTTGTCTTGCAAGAGAACAGAGTTGCAACTGTTGAAGCGCAAGACACAAGCATCACCCAATTGATTGATTACGAAAACAGGGTGGTATACGCCACAAAGAGGAACTGATATGAGCTTAAAATGGCCACCTAAAGACCCGGATGAAACCTTGGACTACTCCGTAGACTGGTCCCGTTTCTTGGGCAGCGATACGATCTCTAGTGTCGTATGGAAAATTGAAGACACTGATGGAACCTACAATACCCTCTCTGCACCGGAGACTGTTAACGGTTTGACCATTACTGCGGTTAGCAATACCGATACGGTGGCCACTGCTCAGATTGCCGATGGGACTTTGAACTCTACTTATAACGTAGTTTGCCAAATCACTTTCGGTGCCAGCAACTTGATTGCTACTAGAACCATCCGACTGTCGATTAGGGAGAAGTAAATGCCTTACAGCTTTCTCGGTCTTGTGAATGATGTTAATGGTCGAGTGAACGAAGTTCCTTTGACTTCTTCCAACTTTGCTTCTGCTGAAGGTTATTACAGCATGGCTAAAGAGGCTGTTAACTCTTCCATTCGTTATATCAATCAAGACAAATTTACTTGGCCCTTCAATTACGTCCAACAAGAAGATGTTCTGACTGCTGGGGTAGTAAGATACCCCATTCCCAACAACGCAAAGCATGTAGACTATAACACCTTTCGTGTCAAGCGAAATTCTTCTTTCGGGACCACGACTCAAAAACTTTGGCAAATGGATTATGAAGAGTTTCTGGATAAATATGCAGACTCTGAATATAATACTGCCAATACCAGTATCAGGGATATGCCCAAGTTCATTATTCGTGGACCGGGTAATGAATACCTTGTCTACCCCTCCCCGGATCAAGCCTACGAGCTTGTCTACGAATATTACCTTCTTCCTGTAGACTTGAATCTCTACACTGATGTTCCTACAATTCCTCAAGCTTTCCGTCATGTAATTATTGATGGTGCAATGTTCTACATTTACAGCTTCCGTGGGGATATTGAAAATGCTGACCGCTCTTTCAACAGGTTCGATATGGGTCTGAAAGATATGCGGTCAATCTATATCAACCGTTTTGAATATATTCGGGATACTCGTGTTCAACAATCGAATGCAAGTGTTTATGAAAGGCTGACTTAATGGCTTCTCGCTGGAAGACTTTTCCTGTAGCTCTCAGGGGTGGGTTGGTTACCAACTACAGCCCCCTTCAGCAGGGCATCATGGAACCGGGGTCTGCCCGCCAGCTTATCAACTTTGAGCCTTCGGTCGAGGGTGGCTATCGTCGTATTCTTGGCTATGAGAAATTCAACACCGGCTATATTCCTCCCTACGGGGAGCCTGTGGTTCAGGGTGGTAGCCAATCGGGTAGTTCTCTGAACATTGCCGACATCCACGTTACGCCTCAGGTAGACGACACCATTACGATTGCCGGGGTTACCGGTACCTACACAATTACGGGGGTGAGCTTCAATTCCACTAACCGCACAGCCACCCTCACCCTAAACCAGTCACTCGCTTCTTCCCCTGCTGACCAAGCTGCAGTGACCTTTGGGAACAACAGCGAGGTGATCAATGGCATCACCTACTTCGAAGGGAAGACTATTGCAAGCAGGGGTGTGGACCTCTGGGAGGGGTCTGACGGGGGGTCTACGTGGACCCGCATAACCTCTGCTCCAGCGTATGGTACAGTCCTCGTAGATGGGGGTGCTCAGAGTGGTACGTCTCTTAACGTGGACGGGCTGACTCTTACTCCCCGAATTGGTGACACCTTCAATATTGCCGGGGTGAACCTACTCTACACAATTACTGCTGTGGGCACCGTGACGGCTGGGGCTTGCACCCTTACTATTACCCCTGCCCTTGACTCCACCCCCTCTGACAATGCTGAAATCACTTTCAAGTCCGCTGGACGAAGCCTTCCCACTGACAAGGTTCGCTTTGCTCGTCACGACTACTCCGGTACGCCTACGCTGATTGCTGCGGACGGGGTGAACTTCCCCATCAAGTATGCTGGCGGTGCCTATACGGTCTATACAGAGGCTCCTAACGACGTTCAATCTGCCACCTTTGTTACGGACTTCAAGGAGCACATGTTCTTTGCGAAGAACAACAGCCTTGCATTCAGTGCCCCGTTTGATGACGATGATTTTGACTCTGGTAATGGTGCGGGGGTAATCAGCTTCCCCCACGAAATCACTGGTGTCATTGTCTTCCGTGACCAGTTGATCATTTTCTCTACCAACACGATCTACCGACTGACGGGTTCTAGTTCTACGGACTTTGCTCTGGCCCCCATTACCCAAAATGTGGGCTGCTCTCAGCCTGATACAATTCAGGAAGTCGGTGGTGACATTGCCTTTGTCTACATCGACGGTGTGCGACTGCTGACTGCTACGGAACGAATTGGTGACTTTGGTCTGGCCGTGATCTCCCGTAACATTCAGGACGAGATGACTTCCTTCTTCACCAACAACACCAGCTTTGAAGCTATGGTGGTGAGAAAGAAGAACCAGTACCGAATCTTTGGTTACTCTGCGGCCATTCAGTCTTCTGCTGCGGGAGGCTTTATCGGAACTCAGTTTGCTGACCAGACTTCTGAGGGGATTGCGTGGGGACAGATTGAGGGGATGAAGGTCTACGTCTCTGATTCTGTCTACTCCAACGTGGATGACGACGAGGTAATTGTCTTTGCCTATGACACTGGGTTTGTCTACAAGATGGAGAATGGGAATGACTTTGACGGGGTGACGATCAACGCTTCTTTCTACTCTCCCTATTTTTCTTTTGATGACCCGGCAATGCGTAAAAGTTTCTACCGGGTGACTACTCACATTGACACCACCGGTGAAGTTGTAGGAACCCTAGCTACCCGACTTGACCAAGACGAGCCGGGCGGTATCCAACCCTCGTCTCGGGAACTAAGTAACGCCGGTAGTGGTGGGGGTTCAACTTACGGTAAC